GCTAAGTTAGACACTGTACGCTTGGCACCAGCGTATTGAAGACCATCTGTACGCTGTCCTGTTTCGGACCTGTTAGTAGTTCGCTTCCCATGTTCATGCTCCCCACGGGGAACCACGGCACTCATACCCTGGGCCCTACCGAGGGTAGCTGGGCGGCGATCAGGGAGGAAAGCAGTTTTTTCGGGGCGATTAAAACCAACATTAGGATCAACTGTACGTCGACCACCCATGGGATCATGAGCGGGACCAGATCTACCCGGAAGGGTGGTGAGACGATAAGCTCCTACATTTTCGGGATTAACCCTAAACAACTGTTGGTATCCACCGTAAGAAGCGACATCGGGACCAACACCTATACCCGGACCCACCAGCTGCTGTTCAATGGGTGATAAATTGTTCATTCGACCTGCATCATACATTCTATTTCTCATATCTAATACTTCGGATCCTGAAGTTCTATATTGCGGGGCCACATCGGAAAATGTAGGCATTTCAATCTTTTTTTCGACAACACTAGAACCATAATCTATAGGAGGGTCAAACCTGGGACCCCCATATTCGGGTGCAATACTAGGAGGAGCTATTTGCTTCGGTTCCAATTTTTCTACACGTCTTTCACTTAATTTTTTACCAGCATATGCTAGTCCGGCAATAGCAAAAATTGAAATGGGATCGGCCATTCTTAATGGTAAATAATATTATTTTTAACGGTACCTTTGCTGAAACATGTCGTTTTGTAAATCGGCACGAGTACTAGCGGGTTCATATGTCATAGATTTAAGAGGTAAGTTGCATTGCACATTGTTTATGGGTGTGTATTCAGTAGTGTATCGCCTATTGAACTGGGAAGTAGTCTGGGGCCTCAACTGATCACTCACATCGATGAACTGTGCTGGGGAACCTTTACCGGCCATATAGGGTGCAGTTCCATACAACATGGTATTGGGACGACTGGAACCATAACTGAGAGTACTCGGTTGGGGATAAACAAAAACTTCTTCAGTCGCACACTTAGGTGGGACCGCGGGATTTTGCACTATTTTGAGTCCAGGCTGAAGCTGGTACGCCATTTACTATTGACTAAGAAAATGTTCAACGGAAGACACCATCGGAGGGGACTCCCCCAAAAGCCTCGAGTTGAGCACCTCTCGCATTTGGATCACATGAAGAGGGATCGGTCTTACACATAGAGGCATTCTTTTTACCATAGAGCCACTCAGCAAACTCAGTTTGATCCCCACCATGTGGGGAAGATATGAACTGTCTATCGAAAGCATTTTGATGATACTCTGGACCCACACCTCGGGAACGAGAGGGGCCATATTTTACGGTATCAAAATCTTCCATAGACGAATTAACCTCTGTACATCTGTTAGATTCAGACACATCGTTACCATCTAAATCCTTTCCACTAGATCCTTCACAATCATAAAACTTTACCATATCGTTACGTTCCATTATATAAAGAACTCCCAGCGCCATTGCACCCAAAATAAAAACTCTAATGTCCCTACGAATAAGATATAGAATGCATGTAGCATATATTATAAATCTAGATGCGGCGTTTATACGCTCCTCTGCTGTCTGTTTTTCCGTGGGCCAAAACTCATGAATCTTATCAACCCTAAATAATTCTATCGGATTTTGGAACCAAGAGGTCATATTTATATATTAAACTTTTATTTTTTCATCATACCACCCAACATACCCTGCATAGACTGAAGCAATTTATTCTCGTCAATCTGTCCACCTTCACCCTGCATCTTGTCAGCACACTCTTTAGCGACATTTTCAATCATCGAGAGTGTATCAGCTGGAATAGCCGTGATAGTGGTACCAAGCATGTAAAGGGTCTGGAGATACTGCCAGATCGCACCCTTCGTATTATCGGACGCGTTATGCCAATTCTTCTTGATATTAACTTCTTTCAAAAAGTCAATGTTTTCTGCATCCGTGGTGAAAAACGAATCATCTCGGGCACTAATCTTGGCTGCATGGGGTGTCACACTATCCATGAAACCATTTACGATGAGTCGGGGGTTAGTACCCTTCATCATTTCAAAGGCATTGATGTATTTCTTAAGGGTCTTCTCTTCTGGAAAAGTTTTATGGAGTTCAAGAAGAAATTGACCGAGCATGTCAGTGAAAGCGGTCACGGAAGCCATTATATTATATACTATGTGATTATTCTTTAATTAAATGCATCGGTGGAAATAGTTTCGCGTTTACCTATACCATTATCAACTATGAAATAAACTAAAATTGCGACGAGGGATGAGGGTTTAGCATAGGCACTCATGGGAAGTGTACCTTCATTGTTTAAGCGGGATTTACCATATATGTATCCAGATGTAATGATAGCTGCAATAACAGCGGCGGATGCGGGGTTTCTAAGATACTCGTCGATATCCATATTTAATATCTACCAATTTTTTTTACATTGGAATCTGGTGCATCTGGGAAAAGATCCTCAGACTCCTCGGGCTCTGACTCGGGCTCCGTCATGTCAGGCGGAGGAGGTGGGGGTGCCCCCTGGGGAACAGTAGAAACCTGTCTAAACTCGTTATCTAACGGGCTCGTTTGGGGTATAGGTTCCGCGTCGATTGGGGGTATAGGTTCCGCATCAATTGGGGGCTGCTCCTCATTCATAGGGGGTTCCTCACTCATAGGGGGTTCCTCACCCATAGGGGGTTCCTCACCCATGGGTATCTCATCGGGAGCCTCGTCGACATCTGGATCCTCGATGTTAGCATCACTGGGATCAAACTCATTCTCCTGTAACATATAAGTCTGTAAAATGTCCTGAACGGGAATAAGTTCCTTTACCGACTTTTCTATACAGACACAAAACCGCTCATAAAGTTTATCATTTCTAGTGTGTTCATTTTGATTCTCATGATAGATATAAGGGTCCTGGTAAAGATCTTTAGCTGCGTTTATAAAACACGTGTGAATAAATACTTCATTAGATGGTATCTTTACCGAAAACTTTTTAGAGTTTTTACTCAGTCTCACAGCTGATAAAATCTTAACGGAACTCACAAAAACAGCGGCCAGTAAATCCTTGTACCAGGCACACCTGTTAGAAATATTATCGGAGTTTTGTTTAGCGATAGTTTCGTTCCAATTAGGAACTTCCTGTAAGAGTTTCTGAAACATTATGAGGACCTTTCTACCCTTGGAAAGCTTTACAGCCTCATTGTACACCTGTTCATATACCTCAATCATGGGAGGAGCCATGAGTATAGAGAGCTGTTCCAGATATTCCTTTTTGGCCTCAACTAAGATATTGAGATTGTCCATTATAAATGTACGGGGAATATTTTATCAAGTGTTTCCCGCATATCCCCTGTATTTATTTGCAAACTTTTTCAAATTGACGAGGGTAGGAAAATCTTCATCGGCATTTTCTTCCTTTTTCTTTCTCTCTTTTTCCTTTTTGATTCTCCATGTTATTAATAATTGAAAATCATTTGGTACCGTAACTATAAAACCACCTAATTCAAACTGTCTTTTTATGTAGCCAGTAGCCTTGTATCTATCGTAATTTGGGCACCCTAATACAAACGCTGGTATTTCCGCGTACACATATTTACCACCAACGTTCACAGTTTGCTTAAGTTTTCTGGATATTTGCTCGTAAATACGCATGTACGTCTCTTTTTTTATCTTGTTTTTCTTCTCAGTTATCCGGGAGATATCATTGATACTGATCATTACTATTAAATGGAATAATTTTTTATAGAATCTAACTCACTTTTCCTTACCTCGTCATAATTAACAAACTTAGCCCCAGGTTCATCACCAGAATATGGTTTAGAATGTTCTATATCATTCGACCTAACACTATAAACCTTTAGGGTTCCGTTAAAGTTTAATATTTCAGAAACGACAGAAAAGCCATATGGGAATCCACCGTGTTTTACAGCCATAAACATGCATTTATACGCAACCTGCTTAGATTCATTATGAATGTATTTTTTTACAAATATAGTCTCAATTATGTAAAAACATAAATCTGTCTCTTTTGATATATATTCATTAGTGGCCAAAACAAGGTCTTGCATCAAATCGTTAGTTATTTCTACACTATCTGACTCTGTATAATTTGAAAGATCCAACCCTACATCATCAAACCCCTCTTTCCTGGGAGACACCGTAATGAGATAAAGTATGATAATAATAAATATAATCAATATCATTTAATATATGTGAGTAAAAAAAAGAAATATTTTTTACCAATTTATTTTAAATGTCTTACCTCATTTTTAGCACAAAGTGTAAACATAGTATGGAGGTTGTCGAGTACATAGAAAAAAACCCACAATTGAAACAGATTGTAAAATATCATGATGTTAACAGACTCGGTATACCTCAACAGTTCAGGACAAAATTAGATAGGGTACCCACTTTGCTCACAAAAAATGGAAAATTATTAGTTGGTAATGAGATAAGAAATTGGTTGGATTCCCTCCTTCCAGTGAAAGATTTGGAATCATGTGATTTTGGAGGATGTGGTATGACTACTCTAGATGGTGAAGGTACGGGATCACACTTTACATTAGACGAATACGGAAGATCCCTTCAGCCGGCGATGACACCGGAGCTTCAAGCGAAAATAAATAAAAGCGTCACGGAAGCATATTCAAATATAAAGAAATAATTACAATATTAATGTATGAAGTTAGTAACCGTTCAGGCTTCAGCTATCAAAGCTACATTTGAAGTATTAAAAGATATACTCAACGATGTGAATGTTTACTTTAGAAAAGATGGAGTTTCTATAGTGACATTGGACACAGCAAGGACATCTCTAGTTGATATGCACCTATCAGCTGATAACTTTGAAGAATATACATGCGACACGGATATAGACGCGGGTATAAACGTGACAAATATGTTTAAACTGTTAAAGGTGATAACCAATAACGATGTTCTCATGTTAAAAATTGATTGTAAGGAGTTTATGAAAATAGAGATTCATAATGAACAAAAGAAAACATCGACTAACTTTGCACTCAAATTGCTGGATATAAACGAAAATCAAATTGAGGTTCCAGATATGACCATGACCACCACAACACCCATGCCTTCTGTAGACTTTCAACGCATATGTAGGGATATGTCCAACATAGGCACAGAAATCAAAATTGAAAGATATGAAAACAAATTGAAACTATCATGCGAGGGAGATTTTGCAAATCAAGAAACACAAATAGAATGCCCGGAGCATAGTCCTTCAATGGCTGGTGTATATTCTCTTCGATATGTAAATATCTTCACTAAAGCCACGAGTATGTGCTCTACAGTTCAGATTATGCAGGAAGACCAAAACAGGTTTTTAATACTAAAATACAATGTTGCTAATCTCGGTGATCTCAAGTTTTACTTAGCAACTAAGGTATCCGAAGATCACTAAAAAATCCATTTTTAGTATCAACTATTTTAGTCATACCCAGTATATTTGTTATTTTAATACGCGGGGGGATGTCATCCTCTGTATAATATAAAACATCCGCAATCTTAACCTTTTCACCGTGAAAGTCTTTGCGGGGTCCGGTGTATCTTTCTATCTTGTTCATTAGATCCTTTATGGGTTTATCATCGTGATCCATAA